TCAACTTCGTTATTTTATAGCCAACAACTGTCAAACAGCAGACATTGCTTGGTGTATGATGTACGAGCAAAAATTAGACATACAGCTAAAATTAGACAGTACAAAAGCCAAAATGCTAAGACGAAAAGCCAAACTTATAGAAATTGAGCAAGGCCTGCAATCCACAGATCCTGTTAAAAAACTTAACGCACAGGCAGACTTAATCGAATGGCAAAGTGCCGAAGGTATGTTAGAGATGGCTGTGCTTGGCGCAGAACAAGAACTTGCCACCATTTCATCGATTATGAAAGAACTAGAGCCGCTAAGGAAATATGCCGACCTTCCTATTTTAGAAGCGGCACAGGCAGCACAAAGAGAAGAATGGTTGCTGGAGTTTAAGCGTCGTACAGAAAATTATTTGTTGTCTATGGGAACTATTCCTGAGGATCATCTCAATGCTATGCGAAATCACCCCGACTTTGAGGCACAACTTGTGCCGTATATTACAAATGTTATGAATAAAATTAGTATGAACAAAGACAAAACAAAATTGTTAACAAATAATCGGATGCTTATCGATGGTTGAGTTACTATTTCCGTCAGCTGTACTTCGTTTTTCACATACAGAAGATTTAGCAGTTACCAAAAAAATATTAACAAAATACATTTCCCAGGTAAAGCCAAACGAATGGAATGTTTGTCAAAGCGAGTCAATGTTTGATGACCGTCTAAGCAATCTGTTCACCGCAATTTCAAGTAGTGCGTATAATATGTTGCTTGATCAAGGATATGCCATGACGGGTAAACAAACTAGAATTTCTGAAATATGGGGTCAAGAATTTCGTAGTTCGGGACAGCATATAGAACATATACACAGTGAAGGTGCTCAAATTACAGGATTTTATTTTGTAAATGTTCCTACTAATAGCAGCTTACCTTTGCTATTTGATCCAAGACCAGGTAAAAAACAAATTTCTATGCGGGAAAATAATCCAGAATCTGTAACTTTTGCATCTCAGCAAGTTGCATTTGAAATCAAAGCCGGCGATTTTATGTTGTTTAATTCCTGGTTGCCGCACGGATTTACTAGGCACGAATCAGACGACCCTTTACAGTTTCTACATTTTAATGTGAGTGTCGAAGATGCTCCTGCGCCAAATGTAGAAATTATATAATTTTTAGATTGCTACAATGTAAAATTAAGCACTCTTAAGTGCTTTTTTGTTGGATATACTATTTGAATAAATATAGTTATGGAAGCTAGATACAGAAAAGATTACCCGGGCGAATTTGTCATAAGTGAAACCAAGTGGGCCGGCGGAAAAAAACAAGAAACCCGTGTGTGGATTGAAAATCCAGTTGTAAATCAACACTTGTCTGGCAGAGCTGCGGTTATAGGCAGTTCTGAAAGCAAAGATAGATTTGACTATACACTATTACAAGATCATCGAGGTGGGTTACTGGGGTCACTGGTATTGCAAACTTATGGTACCGCTGCTATTTCTCATGAAATGAGATTGGATTTTACTGTGGATACCGATTTAAATAATCTAATACCACTTGTTGAAAATAATTATACAAAAAATAATATTGTTTATACCAACAGTAAAAATTGCGTCAAACGACCAGGCGAGTTTTATCTTATTCCCTATAATCCTTTACTGTGTACTACTGTACTTCCCATCTATCTAGCGGCATTTGACGGTCATAGAGAAATATGCATGATAGGATATGACAAGGAAACCAAGGCTGGGCAAAGTAATTGGATTTATCAAGTAACTAAAATAATCAAGGCTTATTCTGGAACTAAATTTATAATGGTGGGTAATGAATTAAACATGCCCGGTGAATGGTTAAGTTGTCCCAATACTCGATGTTTTAATTTTAGAGATTTTGTTACTTACTGTGATGTTTGAAGTTGTTGCTGTATAATAGAAATTTTACTTTTTACAGCTTCAAAATTTATAGTAGACCACAATCCTGGATGCAGTGGTTTAGGCCAAGTTCCTGAATTAATCCAAGCATATCCCGAATGTTCATCATTTAATTGAGGACTAAACTCATTGGCTACTACACAAAAAAATGTATTATAAACAAACCCACCATCAGCACTTGTAAATTTTTCCAAGGGCATTAATTTAATATAGTCGGGCATACTGCCAATTTCTTCTTCACACTCGCGAACCATGGCAGCCATAATACTCTCGCCCGATTCTATTTTTCCGCCCGGTAATCCCCACGAATCTGGATGTTTTGGATCATTACGAACCAAATACAAATATCGATTGGTTGATTGCGAATAAAACCAAATACCAACAGCGTTGACTATTTTTAAATTATTAGTGCCCATCGGCCACCCGGATAGAGACCTTGATATGATTTAACCCAATTATTTCCAGTCCATTTGTATTGTATTTCAGTAGTAATATTTGTAACATATTGTGTATTTACAGGACTGGACTCGGCACTAAAAGAAACTATCCATTGGTTGCCATCGTACTGAATAATATCGTTAGGATGTGCCACTAATATTTGTCCACTAGTGCCGGCCCATGCTACAGCGTAACCATTATCACTACCAGTACTTTCAGTTAACAAATATCTTTGTCCTGTAGTTGCTGGGGGCAAACCTTGTCCCGGCCCACTTGCCAAGGGATTAATAACAGAACTTACTGGCGACAATGTGTTGGGCGGGATAGATTCTTCAATAACAGTAAACAATAAAAATTGATCATTTGTTGGATCAAACGCTACTGTACCAAATACTTGCGTACCATCTTCTTGTGTAAGAGCAATCATACTAATGCCTGGTCGCAATGTTCCATACATATCAACTACAGGAGTCCAATTTAGATTACTTGGCTCCACTGGATCTGGCGGCGGTAATTCATTATTTGCTTCATTAACTACAGCCGAGCGAGCTAAAATCTGTAATTTATTGCCAATTAATACAACTTGATAACCATATGGAGTAATATACTGTCGGGTTCCCAATAACAAATCATTGTTGCGAATAGCATTGACCATGTCACCCTTGCCGTCATAGATACTAGCAATAATAGTTTCTACAACACCAAGTTTTTTAACTTTGGCAGGCAACGATAACCACACAGGCAAGGCAAATTTAATTGTGGAAATATCAATAGGATCTTCAGTACCTTGCGGAACACTACGGCTGCTCCATCCAGTGGATACCAATTCTACAATACTTAAACTGGTCCAATCCATAAAATTATCTGAACTTTGTATTTCTAAACTTGGGTTGAACAGGGGTAATATTTGTTCTAACAACTGCATTTTTTGATTGGTGTTGCTGGTCCAAATATCTAAATTAATTGATAACTTATAAGGAGCAGGCATATAACGCTCAATTGTAAAAGCATTACCTTGTGTAGTTTCATAAGTTCCTGTTGCTTGATCATACTCTCTTTGCCGAATACTTTTGTTATCGACATAAGTTGGATTTTGCATACGAGGACGGTCAAAATCTAGCGCGGTAATATAAAAAGTCATGAGCGGAGTCGAAGGCATATTGCTAGCACTATTTTCTTGTAGTATAGTTTGTGCCTGTCTACTAGAATCTCCATAGCGTACAGGTACACGATATAGTGTATCGCCAGTTCCTGCCGCACCTGCTTCGTTGCGTCCAAACTCTACTTGAAAGCCTGAAAACATACGAGCAAATTGAATTAGATAGCGTCTTAGCTGCTCATCATAAAAATATGTTTGCATTATCGTCCTGGGGGTCTTGGGTTAGGCGGTTTATTGCCGCCTTGATTGCCGTTGTCAGCTTCCGGTTTAAGTAATTCAGACAATGATTGACGGCTTGGTATGTTACCTTGATCTGATGTAGATACTGTATATGGATTGTTAACAAACGAACTACGCTGAGTTTTATTATCAAAGCCCCAATCTAACTCAGTACGAACATCATCGGATATGGCTGTCCACATCGCTCCGTTATAACGGAACAAACGATTTGGAAAATAATCTAGCCGCAAACAATAATCTCCAGTAGACGGGCCCATTGGAAAACTAACACCTGGCGTAACTGGCAATCCATTTGGCGCCATCTTATCGCCAGTCAAGTACCCCATGGTATATCCAAAACTCTTGGGCGTTTCACCTTGACCTTGCTGATCCCCATCTACTGTAACATTGCTATTGCTAGTAGTTAATCCTTCGCTACTAGGTTGACCAGATGGTGTAGTTGGTAATATATAAAAACTAACATTGTCATAACCTGACAATGGAACATCCGCATTTGCTTGTATAATTAAAGCATCATTGATAGCTAAATCTTTATTTCGAGTACTATTAGCATCTGCTAGCGTAGTTGGGTTTTCGATAAGTGCCCAATAATTTGGATCAGTAATATCAGTACCTGGAGGAACATTTGCTTTGGCTTCGTAATAATTGTCACCGGACTTAACTACATCACCTCGAGGATAAAAGTTACCGTTGTCCCAAATGTTATCGGGCATAAACGGTTGATCCATAATCTGTTTGTATTCTTGAGCATTAACCATTGGCGTGGCTTTGACTCGCCAGGTATGCGGAAGCCAAGTTTGACTAAAACCTTCCGAAGCATAACTAGCATCTTGAATTACATAATATTTAGGTAATGCTCTAGTAATATTACTATTCAATGGATAATAATCTTTGAGATTGGGTAACTCAAGCA